ACTGGTTTAACTGAAGAGGAACTCGAACGTAGTGCCCTCTTGCTGAATGGTTTACTTGCTGACCACTTCACGCTTATGCTGAAGACTTGGCAGTTTCATTGGAATGTCGTAGGAGACTCGTTTGGTTCCTATCACGAGGCTATGCTGAAACTCTACGAAGAAGAAATAGAACGTGTTGATGATGTTGCTGAACGTATCCGTGCTCTGGGTAAACGTCCGCTGGGTTCTATGGAAGCAATGTTACAAAACAACCACATCAAAGAATTCGGTATGGGTGAAGCCGTTCCACAGGCTCTTGACATGTGGAAAATCATTCGTGACGACTGGGATAAGTTGATACGCTCTATCAGAGACATTCACAAACAAATCCCCGAGAATGACCTCGCCACTCTTAACTTCCTCGAGGACATGATTGAAAGCATGGAAAAGGAAGCATGGATGGTTCGTTCTTACAATGTTACTCCGACAGGTATTTAGAAGCCTGTACACAGGTAAACAAAACAGGGTGAGTCTTTCGGCTCACCCTTTCTTTTTACGAATATCGAACTGTTCCTGATACTCTCAATGTATCTCCCGGAGATATTGTTATAGCTGAAAATCTAACTTCTTGTTGAGAAGTAAATGTTCCCTTGACTAAGGTCTTCCCATTTAACGTGATGTCAATATTTTCATTCTTTCCAGATGAAATAATTAGGTTGCATTTGTTTGTCGTGAACGTCCGGCTCCCTTTCCATTGAACTTCCCCCAGATATCTGTTCCGTCTCTTGCTCACCTGAATTCAACTGATTAAGTCTTTCACATAAACTGATAAATCTGTTTTCGTTATTTGAATCTATCAGTCTTAAATAAAGCCTTGACGTTATCCGTTCATAAAGCAAATTGTCAAACTGAATAGAACCTGTTATAGACGCTGTAAAACGTCCTTGAGCCTGACTCACATCAATGGTTCGAGTGATACCCCCCCCCCGAAATGGTTATCGTGGTAGAGCGAGCATTACCCGTGTTTGGCGATGCTTTTACGGTCACTGCCTGTGACCCCCTCCCAGAGTCTGGGGTAATTGTCAAAAAGTCTTTTTGCATAATCTTTGAAATTAAATTGTTAAACGAAATTTATTTATGATTGCTTCGAAGCCTTATGTATTTCCACCACGCATAATGCTTACGAGTCTTGAGATAGTCAGGGTTCTCATCATTATTGTGAGCCTCTTCCTCAAGACTGATGTCATGATATGCACAGTTCTGTTTCTTGTGGAACAGCCTGATGAGTAGGTACTCAACCCCATACCACAGGTAGAAGAACAGCCAGAGCATCTCCTTCATTTGAGCCGTGTGTATCGACTAGTGCGTGATTGTTGACTCCGGTAACTGTTTACGCTTGGTAAACAGTATTCCGAAGAAGTTCAACGTATGATAACTCCCGAACGGGAACCATGTGTTATAAACTATTTTCATTCCTTATTGATTTTTGAACGTGATTTCCTTGCTGACTCACAGATACGCTTCCATGACTCAACTTTCTTTTGAGACAATCGCTCTCGCCTTGCCTTATGCTCAGCAGAACGGTCTATGTAGAAATACATCGTTATCATTCATCCTTATTTCCTTTCTTCTTTGCTTCGCGACGTGCTTTCCGTCTTTCACGTCTCGCTGCGGCTTCTGCTTCCGCTTTGTTTACATTTACCTCACCCTCTTCTTTTTGTGCCTTGTGACGAGCAATAGACTCTCCTATCGCACCCTTTACACGCATATTCTTCTTCTGCTTGTAATGCTTGTTAAGATTGTAGTCTATTTCGAACTCACCTTTCGGCTCTTCGGGTTCATCTGGTTCCGGAGCCAGTACCACACCATTCTCCTTGAGGCTCATATCCTTGTCGTCAGGTGTAACAGGGTTGGCACGGCTGTCTTCCTGTGCCTTCGCTGCCTTCATTGACTTCAATCGTAGAAGCATATTTTTACGAGTTGTTTCGGCTGTGGTTTGCTTCTCAGGTTCCTTCTCATCAATGATTTCCGTGATAGGGGTAAACTCCTGAACGAACTCTTTAGAGGAACGCTCTATCTGGTCCCAGTCGTATTGTTTAATCAGTGCTGACGGCAACTGTACCTGCTCACCGTCCATCAAGTTACCATTGAACCCATTGAACTTCGCATACCATGAGGACGCCAACTGTGATATCAACACGGTTGGATTCAACCCTACCTTTGCAGCCGTCAAACCCACTACCAACGCATTGATAGACATCTGCTTCATGACCGTCATTACGTTGGTCTCAGCGTGAAGTGTGGCGTTGATATCAATACGACCATCAACGGTCATCTTGATTTCGTTCCCCTTAACTTCCTTTCGAGCCTGTTCAATGATACGGAGTATGAGGTTACAGTAATCGACGTTACTTCCCCCTGCTGCCCTGTTCTTGATTTCAACCTCTACCAACATTTGATTAAGGACTTCAAGACGACCTGTTTCTGTTGCTATACGAAAGTCCTTATTCTGTAACACGTACTCGGCTCGACGTCTGGTAATCAAGTCTCGGTTCTCAACATAGAACTTCTTCAGTTCTTCCTCCGGAACCTTAATCTTGTATTCCTTCGCCATAACCTTGGCGACATCGGTAACGGTATAGAACTTCCCAAAGAGTTCCATTATCGTGCCTGTATAGTCGACAATGTTACGAGGCTTCCGGGAACGGACTCCCATGGCTTTATTCAGTTCCAACACGGCTCGTTGGTAGGCTCGGTCTAACTGTAAGTATTGAAGACGCTTGGCGTTGGCTGAACGAACAGCCGTAATGTCTCCACCGTGCGTCTTGACAACTGCCCCCACATTCACCGTCTGCTGGAAGTCTATATTGATTGTTTTCTCTTCCTCTGTACCCTCGTTTAGCACGAGGTCGAAATATCTTTTAGGAGACAGGTCTCGTTCCTCTTTTGCCCATTCAGCAGCGACAAACAAGTCCTTCACCTCGTCCGATGCTTCCGTAATGTAATCAGGAGCCGTTCTCATGATACGGTCAACGTCGGCTTCCGTAATTACACGTTTCGGGATGGGTTGTTTCTTTTCTGCCATTATCTTCCTAAATATGAAAGTGGCTGGTTTCCCAGCCACTCTTGATTGTTACTGAATGTTACTTCTTTTTCGACTTCGCTGCTTTAGCAGGAGTCTTCGGTTGTTCCTCTTCCTTAGGAGCCTCTACTTTCGGCTTTGCTGATTCTTTCTTCGGAGTGTTCATTACGACAACCCCTGTGAACTTGGTTTTCGTAGCGGAAACAGTTTCAGAAGACGGTGCTTCTTCATCGCCCACACCATTACCAACCTCAATAGCAGCCTCAGGACTTTCAGCACGAACCAAAATGAAGAACGGGTCTTTCACCACTTTACCCTTGTCGTTCTCGCTGAGAAGTTCAATCTTAACTTTGTAGAACGGGTCTTCATTAGCACAGCCGTCTGTCTTTTCAACACGCTGTATCTTTGACGGTTGAATCTTAGGAATAGAGAAGTCCTCTCCCTTGAATTGTTTGTTCATGAACTCCGTCACACGAGCCTCGGCTTCGGTGTAACTTTCAACTTGGAACAACCACAGTTCCTTGACGGTCTTATACGCATTGCGCTCGGTGACTGTCAACCGTTTTGTTCTTACTTCGAAAAACATAATCGTCTCTATTTAATGATTAATAATCGTCATCCTCGTTCTTGTTTCGCGAGAACAGCGTGATGTCTTTAATATCAACGTACCACCACTCGGTTCGGGTTGCACATTTGAACCTGTCGGGGAATTCGGCTCGTTTCGGATATGTATCCAGTACGACGCACAAAGTGTTTTCTTTGAATTGATGACCGCTGTTATTATGGCGGATGCGTACAATGTCCCCTCTTCGGATTTGTTTCTGACTCATGGCATTTACTTTTTATTTGGTTCATCATTTGCGGACATAGCACAAGACGTATTCAAGAACTGAATAGCGACTGAAACAGAGTTTTCCAGGGACACTCTTGACACTTTCGCAGGGTCAATGATTCCTGCCTCAAACATATCTTCTATCTTCTCGGTAACAGGGTTGAAGCCTTTCCACCACATCGGGTCGTCGTTGTTTGTCAGGTCAACTTCAATACGGGTTGCGTTCACAGCAGCATTCTCACACAACTGATTGAACGGAGCCATCAACGCTTGAGCAACTACATTCCAACCGATAATGAAGTCAGGATGTTCTTCATGAAGTGAAGGCATATTGCGTAGGTGGTCTGACGCTCTCAACTGAACCGTACCGCCTCCGGGAACGTATCCCTCTTCCAACGCTGCCCGAGTTGCGGCAATAGCATCGTCAACACGGTCTTTTCTTTCCTTCATCTCTACCTCACTGTCCGCACCTACATAAACGACGGCTGCTCCCCCTGTAAGTTTCGAAATACGTTCACGATACTTCTCTTGGTCGTAAGAGTTCGTATTCTCCTCCATTAGATGTTTAATAGCCTCTACTCTGGTATTTATATCGGCTTCCGTACCAACGCCTCCTACGAGGATTGTACGATTAGTAGAAACGACTGTACGTTCACACTCGCCCAGCCAGTCTGTACCGAGTTGGTCAAGCGGACGTCCAAACTCATCGCCTACCACCTTTGCGCCTACCTTAACAGCCAAGTCCTCTATCATGTCCTTCTGGATTTGACCATATCCGGGAGCCTTTACGAAACAGGCTTTCAACCCGTTCTGCTGCTGAATGTTTGTCACGAGGAACTTGATAACGTCATTAGACGCATTAGGAGCAACGATAAGAACGCTGTGTTTCGCTGAATAAACTGTCTGAATGATGGGAAGGATTTCCTGGGGATAGTTGATGTTCTGTCCGAAAATAAGAATGTACGGCTTATCAAGCACGCATTCCATACGCTCTGGGTCTGTAACGAAGTACGGGTTCACCAAGCCTTTCTCCCACTGAAAACCTGTGGTCACTTCAACTGTGGTTTCATTTCCCTTGCTGCTTTCCTCAACCGTAATCACTCCGTCGTTTCCTACCTTTCCGATAGCCTCAGAAATGATACAACCAACCTCCACATCACCGTTTGCGCTGATAGTGGCAATCTGATTTACACGGTCGAACTCAGTCTCACCGATTTCCTTCGCCATCGCTTTAATGAACGAAACGGCTTCTGAACGAGCAGCCTCCATTCCTTCTTTGAAACGCTGTGGATTCTTGACATTAGGAAGAACATTCATTCCCTCTTTGATGAGCGCACGGGTGAGGATTGTGGCTGTGGTCGTACCGTCACCAGCCTCGTCACAGGTCTTTGCCGCAACGGTCTTAACGAGCGTTGCTCCCATACGTTTCATCGGGTCGTCGGTATCGTACGCACGGGCAACAGTTACACCATCTTTCGTGATGTGAGGAATGCCATACCCTTTGTCAATGATTACTGAATGTCCCTTCGGACCGAGAGTAGAAGATACTGCATTAGCGAGTTCATCAATTCCTTCGAAAAGAGCCTCTTGAGCAGATTTGTTGAATAAAATCTTTACATTCATATTTATTACACTTAATCGATTTTTATTTAAAAACGCCCAGTCCCGGAGTCAGGTTCCGAAGACTGGGCAGTTTCTTGATTTATTTCTTCGTATGCCTCGCTTTTATATGTTTATTCATCATGTTCCAACAAATTAACTTTCCGCAAACAGGGCACACTTCTTTCCTTTCGACTTTCTTCCCCTTATTCCAAGCAGCGATTCCTTTGCGGTTTTCAGAAACTTTCTTCTTTTGTTCTTCAGGCATCGGAACCCCTTTGTTCCAAGCCTTTCGACCCTTTTCACTGTTTGAAATTTTAAGCCGAACATCTTCAGGAGTCTCTAATCCTTTGTTCCATGATTCTTGTCCTTTCTTAAATTGAGTCGTTTTAATACGTTCTTTTGTTTCAATAGGAAGTTTATCCATACCCTGTTTTGTTCTTTCAATATGTTCTAAACGCTCTTCCTCAGTCATTTCTTCATATCGCTTTTTCTGAAGTTCTGACATTCGTTTTCTATTTTCAGGCTTTCTGGCTTCTTCGTGGGCACGACGGGTTCTACCAATCTTTTCTTCAGGATGTCTTTCGTACAAATCCTTCATCATTTCTTTCATGAGGTTTCTAATAACCTTAGATTTATGCGCCCCAGCAACACCATCGCCACCTTCCGTCAAATTATACCCATTTAAATAGGTATCTAAATGAGAAATCCAAAACCGTTCTCGATTAAAAAGCCATTTAGCCAGTCTATCCCGATTTGCATACTGTTTACTTTCTAAAACTTCTATTTTAAAAGCATCTTCACCATATTTATGAATATCTTCATGAAGACCAGTTCCTTTCGTTTTAGACTGTGCTAAATGCTTTTTCCATCTATTCAGATACCCTCTAATAGTTATTCCAACATATTGTTTTCCTGTAATTAAACAGGTTATAAGATAAACTTCTCCTAAAACTTTTTCTTTCATATTTGCACCATTTTAATTGATGGATACAAATATAACGTATTTACTTTTTCAATCCTCTCATCTCCTCCAGGGAACACGCACCTCCGGCACAGGCTGTCGCAATTTCACTGCCAGCCTGTTTAAGCGGTTCTTCCCATACGATGTTGTCGTAGGAAACAGGCTTCATTCGACAGATGGCTTGCCACTTGTGGTATGCGTTTACGTGCTTCAAACAGTACGATGTCTTCTGACGGTCGCTTTCCATATACTTGTCGGCAAATGAATTGAAGCGACGCACCCAATCCAACCGTCTTTCAACACGTCGTTTCAGGTAGTCAATAACACAGTTCACGTCTGAGAAACAGATACCGTCAATGTCAACGAGGAAGCGTCCGTCCTTGATATTCTCAACAACGAAGTCGGCTATCTGTTTGTCGTTGATTGTAAGCAACTGTGGAGCCAATCCCATCGCTGCGTTACAGGCTTCCCAAACGTCTTTGAACACGTCATTCGCATCAACGATAAGACCGCTCGACAGAATTGCTCCTGCTCCGTAGCGTTCCGCCAACTCAACCTCGTCAAGAACTTCGGTGTACGGTGCTTGAGGATAGTCCAAATCACCAAATGATGATAACAGGCTGATACCACCAAACTGGTCACGATGTTCCCACAGGAACTCCCGTACTTCATTCCATTCATCTGGGCGAACTGTACAGGTATTTGACACGTTCATTCGAAGTTTCGGATTGTCAAGTGTAGAAGGATGAGTCAGGTTCGTACCGTACTCAATCCAGTTCTGTTTCGTTAAGAGAACATATTTCAGGAATTCGATTGCTGTCAGGTTCTGTTTCAGCAACGCTCCTTCGGGAAGTGTAACGGGGAAGGCGATAACCTTTTCACGGTCAGGAGCCCACACGCTCGCTTCTACCATATCCGGATTGACACGTTCCCACTCCTGAACAGCCTGCTCAGTATCCGCAGCCTGAATGTGACGAATGTAGTGACGAGCGTGTCCGGCAGTTATTCCTGACAAGGTTCCGAGGAGTTGTGAACTGTTCCCAGACGGCTTCACAACTGTACACCGTGCAGCCTCGTTGATACCTATCATTCGTGCAATCTTCTTGTTGGTCTCTACAACGATTTGAGCACCACGCTTCTGTACTTCTGGGTCGAACAGGATAGCAGGGTTCTCACAGAGACCCGTAATGCCCACACCGATAAGAGCGTCCCGCTCGGCTATCAACTGTGACCATTTCTCAAGTACACGGAAACTCGTATAACCAGCCTGCAACGTACAGATAGTGGAGGCTGCTTCACAGGCAGCATAAAAGTCCTCAACTGTCTTTACCTTACCACCGTTGATTTCCGCAAGATTACAGAATCCCCAACCTGTATGATAATCACCATTCTCGTCTTTGATTTGCGGGAACATACCTACTTCTCCACAAGGATTATAGACAAACCATGGAGAGTCAATGAATACGAATCCTGGCTCCCCATACAACTTGGTATTCTCGTAAATACTGTCAAACACTTCCTTCGGAGTATCAGGTAGGATGGCTGCTGAATTGTTACTCCGGCACAGTTCCGGCATCGTTGCTATCCAGTTACCTGTTTTGCACGCAGCCATTTCAGCATCGTCAGCGTCAAAAATACTTATCATCGCTGAACGACGCACACCCCCTGTCACCACGCTGTTCGCACAGATACAGATAAGGTAGTGGAGTTCAAAAGGTCTCAATTTCCGTCCTTTAATACGGGTAATGATGTGGTGACACTTCTCTATCGCTTGACGTAACGGTTCGGGTCCAGGAGCCTTAAATCCTCCTCTAATATACGCACCTTTTGGACGGATTGCTGAATAGTCGAACTCGATATCCGCACCACCATAATAGTAAGCGGTCATCATCTTACCAACAGCCTCTGCCCACCCCTCAATCGTATCAGGTATCACGAATTTCTCAGCCTGTTTCGAATTATCAAATCCTTTGGGCACAGGAAGTCTATCCGTGTGAACGTGCTGAACGCTGTAACCTGTCCCAGCACCACAGAGCAACAGATACATGATTTCCTCGAAAACCCGCACACGGTCAACGTAGGTAGAGGAACAGTTGTAGAAGCGAGCGTGCTTCTCTAACATCAATTCCCCACCATACTGTAACGCACGCTGGGCTCCCAATACACGTTGCTCGGAATACAGGCTGTATGCGTGAGCAAACATCTTACTGAACTCAGCCTCGTCTTCAGGCTTCACCATACCGGAATAGCGTTTCAAGTGCATATCCATTACTCTGTTCACGGCTTCCTGCCATGTTTCCTTTTTCCCATCATGGGTTTGGGAATACTTGCTCAAAAACACGTACTCCCCGACCACTGGTCGACTGTCCTTTTCAATCATGTTTCTCTTCAATTTTCTTGGTTCTCTTTTTACGAACTGTTTTGGGCTTCGGTGCGGGTTCTTCCTTTCGTTCCGCTATAACGCAGCACGGCATAGATGAACCCAGCGTCAAAGCGAGCACGTCAGGGGTTCCCAACGCTTTATCTTTCGCTCTGGCTTCCGAAACAATAGACGCAAATATACTACTTTCTACTTCAAGATACAAGGGTTGTGGTCGGTACGTGCTCTCATTCCCGGACTCCTGCTTCGCCATTTCAATGCGAACCCGTTCCGCTTGGAAATGAGTTTCAAGAATTTCTTTCGTAGGTAGGAACCCTGCGAAAGCCTTAATCTTCTTGCATGCTAACAGACAGATTTTTACTGACTGTTTTCCACCCTCGTACACCTGATGAGGAACCATCAGATACAGGTCGATTGGGGTCTGTTTCTTTACTTCTTCCATAATTTCAAATTATTTAACAATATATTAAACTCTTTCTCGCACGTGTTATAGCCACGAATTGGAGACACTTTTCAGCATATAAAGCCAGTTCAGTTGTCGCATACTTACTTGGTAGGAGTTCCGGCTGAAGAAAGAATATTCTGTCTGCTTCCAACCCCTTACTTTTGTGAATGGTCGACAGCGTGATACCACGACTGGCGTTCTCTACAAATATATCGTAAATCCGGGAGCGAACGGTTTCCAAATCACCGAAATATTCGTACAGGCTCAACAAAACATTCACTTTCTCATTCAACTTGTCGTATGCCTCACACTTGGTTGGACTCTTAACTCCCTTCTTTTGCAACTTGCTTATCATATTCTCAAGAACCTGTTCGAGTCCCCATACGTCCTCGACGCTGTCTATAAGCAATACAAGTTCATCACCGAATTCCTTCCCAAGAATTGTACACTTCTTCCCCTGTCGTAACAGGGTAATGAAAGCGTCAACCAACGGAGCGTTATTCCGGCACAGAATAAAATCCCCTTCCTGAGCGTCTTTAAACGTACCATCCCCAACGAACCCTTTAACCGCTCCAGGAGCAGCCACTATACCATCGGGGAACACTTTACAGGCTTCGGCAACTATATCCTGAGCACAACGATACGTCATTGACAGAGGCAACGTCACTGTATTAGGAGCGTTCTTGATAGCCTGTAACGAGTCAAGATTACTCCCCATGAATGAATAAATTGATTGCTTTTCATCTCCCACCGCTATCAAGCGACCTCGTGGTGTCTTGCACATCTTCACGACCTCAAACTGCAATGGACTAATATCCTGACACTCGTCAAGCATAACGACATTGTACTGTTTGAAGTCATCCCGATGAACGTATTGAGTCGCATAGTATAACATATCAGTGAAGTCCATAGGAAGTTTTCCCGACCCACCTTTTAGGAAATAATTATCAGCAATCTTTTTATTGAGCATACGGAGTTCTATTGCTCTCTTAGCGAGATTTTCGTCAGCCTCCTCACCGTACCTCTCACCCAGTGATATTATTGCCTCTACATCGTCTTGTACGAGGTTAAAACGCATGAGGTCGTAGAGCCTACATATCTTCATTATCATTCCCGGAATACGCTTCGAATGAACCCCTTTAAAGTTCATCTTCTCTTTTGCCAGATTGAAGTTCTTTGAATCCGACAGCGCAAAATTCAGGCTGAATGCTTTACACAGACTTGACAACGCACACGAATGTAGGGTGGAAGCCTTTACGGTTCTTGGGAGTCGCTGACCCAACTCCTCTGCGATTGACTTATTGAACGCCAAGAATATTGAACTCTTTATAGGAGGAGTTATCTCCGCTAACTTACAGAGAGTAAATGTCTTTCCACTCCCTGCCGTTGCACTGACGAAAATGTTCCTGTTCGTACTTTGGTATTCGTCAACTATCGCTTGTTTATACTCATCTAATTTCGCCATATATACTAAATCTTTTCTACTTTATAATCGATGTCCAATTGCCCATTATAATACGGCTCAAACAGGTATGTTCCATTCACCCGTTCAAACAACTCTTCTTCATTTGCGTAGAAGCAATCGCCTATAATGTTCACGTCTCCCATCTTATTCAGTTGTTCAAACATCTCAGTCTTTTCAGGGAAAACAGCGTCAGAACCATCATGGTGGAACCAACTGAACCCCTCAAGCGGTCTATCCTGAACGTAACTGTCTTGCGTCTTATAATTCGCCAAAGCGTCCGCACAGGCATTACCGTAAACCAACGGGTCGGACAGGTCTTTCCCGTGTCCGTTGATGTGTGATATACCGAACACCATCTTTCGACGGCTTTCAATTTCTTTCAGGATTTCTTTCCAAAGTTCAGGATTCTTAACTCCCCACCACCCGTTGGCTCGCCATTGTGAAAGTAGGGACTTCTTGAAGGCATTTACCACGAACTCGCTGTCGGCTACGACATGAACCTTTGTATAGACGTCTGGGTCTATCATCTGTATTGCTGCCAGCAACGCTTTCATCTCCATACGGGAGGTCGTCGTGTTCCAAAAGCCTCTTCTCAGGTGTATCTCCTGATTTCCATAAGGAATGTACACCCCGAACCCACCTAATTTTCGGTCGCTCTTTGCGTTACAACTTCCGTCGGTGAATATTGTTATGTTAATCCTCTCTTTTGGAACCATATCACTCAACCTTTCTTATCTTTAAGCCGTGTATGGTTTGCCACCCCTGTAACCGGAGAGCATCCTCAACTTTGTCTTCACTGACAGCCATAACGAATTCTGCCTGTTTCTTGATTTGTCCTTTACGTTCTTTCGTACCGAAGAACTTTGCTTTGAATTGAATTTTGTCCATTGTTATCACTAAATTATTTGATAATTACATAACGTCTCCCGATGGCTCGAGTTTCCGTCATTTCAGATGTTTTTGTAAGAATTTCCTTGCCAATAGTTCATTCTCGCTTTGCCCCCTGTTCACCACCCCTGTTATAAGGCTCTTATCCTTAACGGTTTCTCTCATTTCAACGTCTATCGTGTCGGGTGATAATAGGTAGGTGATATTTATACTATTCTTTTGCCCCATTCGCTCAAGACGACTGTTCGTTTGTTCCAGGTCGGTTGACTTGTCAGGCAGTTCAATGTAGAAGAGGTTCGAGCAGTTGTCCTGAAGACCGTCTGTACCTGTACCAGCCGACTGAATGTTCGCAAAGAGTAACCGATGTTTCCTCTGTGAAAACTCGTTCACGATTTGTTGCTTCTTATCAGCCGAGACCCCACCCTGTATTATCGGAGCCTTAAAGTATTTCGCCAGTTCCTGGAGCGGTTCACGGTGTACACCAAAGACCACTAACTGTTCGTCTTCATTCGCCTCTAACCAATCCTTGATATACGATTGCATGAACGGCAACTTCCCTTTCACCGACAGGGATTTCAACGTGTTAATCATTACAAGGTGAGGAGCGTTCACGGCATTGTTTGCCTTCTCGATGTCTATCTTCTCAAGATACGCTAACAGGTCTGACTCGGCTCGCCTGTACTCCTTGAGATTCACAATAGGAACGTCAACTGTTTGCTCTACCAGCGGTGGGAGTTCCTCAAGAACGTCCCTCTTATTCCGTCGTATGTAACCGCCCATTCGTAACAGTTCATGAAGTTCCTCGAGGTTACTGAACCCACTGTCGTCGAACCCGTATGCGGTTTGTTTCCCGTTACAGTAACGAAACTTGAACTCCAACGTATCACCGAAGATATCATCGAACCGCCTAATTATCTTGAACGGCTGTATAAGGTCGGCTGGCTTATTCTGAGTCAGCGTACCTGTCAATCCCCATACGTGTTCTATTCGCTTGGTTATCTTCTTCGCCATCTTGGTTCGAAGAGCCTTTTCAGACTTCAAGAAGTGTATCTCGTCCAAGGCACAGGCTCCCCAATACTTCTTGAGTAGTTCCTTGAACTTGGCAGTCGGCTTCTCCATGTTACGTTCCCCGAGCACATCGTAATTGATAATCACAACATCGCTGTCCCATACGGCAGGGTCGAACTTTCGCTTCCTTTCGATTACACCTACTTTTCGGTCAGGCATCCACTTCGCCCATTCCTTCTTCCAGTTGTATTTCACGGACGCTGGGGTAACTATCAGAGCCGGAAACGCTCCGAGTAGTTCAATGATAATAATCGTCTGGGCTGTCTTACCCAACCCACAGTCATCCCCATTGATACAGTTCCCGTGATTAATCATATAGGCAACTCCCTCGCACTGATAGGGACGGGGAATTCGCTTCATTCCTATCTCCTTACAGGCTTGCTCAACTTCCTCGGCTGTTATCACCTCTTCGGGTTCCTCATAATCAATCACACGACGAGAGGGAACGTAGTTCATTCCCTCCTTGAATCCGTTCTCTTCAAGCCACTTCTTCAACGGGTTCACCGTGACAAGTGAGAACGGAATGTACCACTCCCTGTTTTGGGGATTGTATCCCGCACCAGCGAACTTCTTTACAGAAGCCACCAGCGCAGGATGGTAATCAAATCCAATGTACCAATACTCTTTATCTTTGTAGAAGTATCTCATTTTCAAAATCTTCTCTCGTTACGATACGAAGTCCTCTTTGTTTAGCGGTCTTCATCTTAGAGGAAGTTGAGTTGATGTCGGCTACGACAAGAACTGTACATTCCTTGGTTACACCGTTCAACACCACGTGTCCCTGAGCCTGAAGAGCCTTTTCAAGTTCCTTATTCCGGAATCCTGTCATACAGACGTGCATTTGTTCAACCCCATCAGGAGTTTCAACCTTTGGCGACTGTACATAAGTAATAACAACTCTTCTGTCTTTTCCCCTCGAAATATACGTTTTTAACCCCTTTACGAAAGTCAAAGCCAGCACCTCACCTATTCCCGGAATAAGTTCACATTCGTGCTTTAAAGCGACAGCAAACTCCGCTGTAAACTCATCACGATAAGAATTTCTTAATTTTTCGATTACTCTCTCATCCAAGCCGTCTAAAATTTTCTGGCAGGTCGCCTCAGCAATCTTTCCGTCAAATACATTTATGGCTGTTAGGTAACGAGCCAACGGTACTCCGGCAAGAACCTTTTCAATCTGACTTGAAACGGTCTTCCCCTTTGACTTCCCTAACAGGTTCTGGAACTCCGCAACGTGTGACTCAAGAATTGTGTCTATCGTCTTATAGCCGTGTCCATACAAACGACGTATCGTAGGCTCTTCAAACTGTTCGCAACCCATCGTGCGGAAGAAATACACCATACCAGAGATTACTCTTTCCTTGCACGACTCATTTGAGCATACAAGGTCAACGTGCGTTTCGTTCCATTTAAGCGGTTCCCCACAGGAAGGACAGATAACAAGGTCGTCCATCATATCAGTGTACGCATTCTCGTTATATTCAATCGTCTTCAAGTGTTTAGGGATAACGTCTCCACCACGTGTTACTTCGATGAACGCTCCCTCACAGATATGCTGGTCAATCAGGTAGGCTGCATTATACGCTGTGGCTCGGGATACGGTTGCTCCGTTAATCTCAACGGGTTCGATGATGATTACAGGGTTCAGAACACCTGTCTTCCCTATTCCCTTTTCTATACTGATAACCTTTGTCTGGTACACGTCACACCACTCTTCCTTCTTGAACGCAATAGCATAGGCGGGATTTCCGTTAGGAAGCCGTCCCAGTTGTTCACGGACGCTTTCTTCATCGACTTCTATCACCACGCCATCAATCTTGTATTCAGCATCAAACCTGTCATGAAGTTCCTCATCAAGCAACAGGTTCATTTCCTCATCGTCGAGTTCCATTATCTCTTCAATCAAGAAACTGACATACGGAGTAACATTATGGAACGTTCTTTTCAATTCTTCGAGAACGCTTGACTTGTCGCCTGTAAGGTCGGAGCCATAACGCACGAAGTCCACGTTCGCCATAAAGCGGTTGTTCCAACCGTCCGGAGAGTTGAATATTCCGGCAACCATATTACGAGCGTTCTTATAGGCGAAGTCGGCTTGGTTGTCCTTGAGGTGGGCAAAGGTCTTCTTCTTCATGATAGCCTCGCCCCACGTGTGCATAAGGTGTGGTTCCGGATGCTCGCCCTCGCCATTGAACATACGGTCGAAGTGTTTCGTTGACAACTGTCCTTCTACACCATCACCACGAGTCCACGCTCTCTTATCGTCTTCATCAACGACAAGGCTTATTCCATCAAATTTAGGAGTGGCGACAATCTCCTTACAACCTGCCGCAAACATCTTCTGTAACCATTTGCGGAAGTCCTTGATTGTCTTGATTTTTTCAAGACTGTACATAGGGACAGGCAACGGCTCCATACGGTCGGTGGCTTCCTCTACGATACCTTTCTTAAAGAACTCGTCCTCCGGACTGTTTACTCTCAGAGTTTCAACCATGTGGTCGTAATCAACATCTGATATTTGAGGATTGCCCTCACGATAAGCCTTATTGAGAGCCACCAACTCGGCTCTCAGGCTGTTAATCTTTTCTTGACTTAATTTTGCCATAACGAAATTATTTATTTTTGGTGCAATTTGTAATTGTGGTGACTGTACGATTCCCCGATTTAAATGTGGAAACCATATACAGAAGATTTTCTTCTTCCTCGTCCCATACCCAATACAATGATGAATGATTATTGTACTTCATCAAATCTCTACCAGTTCTTCTCGCGATACGAGCAGCCTCTCTTGCTGATGTTGTTTCAACTGTGAAAGTATCACCTCCGTTGTATTGAATATTGAACTTTTTCATAACCTTTGATTTTTAATGACACTACAAAGGTAATGGATTCTCATGAGATTCCAAAGAGTTTTCCCCGAAAATCTTCAAAAGGCTGAAGAAATTTCTTCAATCTCCCCAGCCTTTTAACGCTTAACGTCCAATTTTCGGTTTAATCTTCCATCATATTGTGGTAAAGTTCGAGTCGGATTTTAGCATACGCTGCTTCGACGTTGGTGAAGGCACGCTGGTTGTTCACCCCTTTATCATTATATATTTCCGACTCGACTACCTTTGCCACCTGTTCAATCCATTTCGTATTCGTATAGGAAGACAACTTCTTGCCACGGAACGTAAAACAGTCAAACTTGGAATTTCGGTCTTCATGTAAGTTTGTCAGCAACTGTCTTATCTTCTTCGCTGTCCCTTCCTTATCCGAGATATGGTTCTCCTCACGAACCCTCTTAATAATACGGCACACCCTTTCAACCGCAAGGTCGAACGCCATATTCGTGACCGTCTTGATACGCATTTGCGTCTCGGGGACAAGTCCCTCGGATATGTTACTGAGTTGAATGTTTTGATTCCTCGTCTCAGCCAACAGTTCTTTAAATGTTTCCCGCTGTGCGCTCATTGTGTCGTTAATGACTTTCATGAACCAGCGGAAGAAAGTTACCCACATCAGTGCTGACAGCACCAAAAAGAATCCGGCTGTAATAGCCATCATTCCGAAATCTCCAATGCTCTTTCCTGTCTCGATAGCAGGATTAATCATGTCTGTACCCATCGTTATTCCTTGATTTTGTTAAAGTTTTCACTCGTTGTTATCTTTATTGGTACAAAGATAATAATTCAAAATGAAAGTCTCTAACCTTGGTTCAAGGACACTTTGGTAATCCAGAAGTAATTATCCGTTCCAAACTTGAAATCCTCTTTGTGAACTGACTGAATTCTCTCACGAAGCCTCTGTTCCGTCATTCCACTGGCGAAGTTATGCCCGATGTTTGCGAGTAGCGGTGTAACCTCTTGAGCGTCCCGCACTTCATTGTAGCGACATTCACGTGTCTTCAACCGTACTTCCGGAGCAACGTAGGCTCGGAACTCACCCATGATTTCCACCACGAGTATCTTACAGTCACAATTCATTACAAGTCCTCGACAAGCGTCAAGGAACTCTTTCTTAGCAGCGTTATTTTCCATAACCAATCATTTTTTCTATTGCATTTTTCTTTCGTTGTTCTTTCTCATCCGCAGCACCACGCTTCAGTTCCCTGTCAAACCGCTGGCGCAGTATCTCCTTCTTTTTGTCGTCAGGCAATCCCTTAAAGACGCCAACGCTGAACTCTGGTATAGTGCTCTCAACTTCTGCGAAAACCATCTGTTCGCGACAGTTAGAACACTCATACGGCTTCCCCACGATAGTAGGAACCATCTTCTTGAGTTCTTTACTGTACTTCATCACGTATTTTCCCGGAGTAAACGCCACGCCATGAAGTTCACAGGCTTCATTCGGGCAGCACAATACATATTTCATAGATAATGTCTCCTCCCATATTCAGCGATTAATAAACTGTCAGTCAAGTTGTCATCGGCTTTCGTGCAGTTCTCCGTCCGACGTAAATCCTGTCGAGGGAACAACCGCTTCGCGGCAAGCACTGACATCACTTTCTTGTCGGGGTTCGGTTTGATTCCCTCGTACATTTCTTTCTGCCACTTCTTAGGAGTCACCAACACTATCCTCAAACCGCACATGATGAACCCCATACGGAGCGCATAACATACTCCCCCGAAAGTGAACGTAGCACCCGCAGCAGAACGTGGTAGAGCGTGAACATCCTCTATCACGACAACCGTGTTATTGATGTCACACTCCTCCGATATCTGAATAATCAATTCTGACAGTTCATGCAGGTCAAGTTCCTTCCCTACCTTTGGCATCGGGTAATGCTTGATACCTGTACTTTTCATCACCGTGATGAACCCCTGTTTTCCTGGGTCTACTCCGATAACTGTTTGTTTCTTTTCCATACTATTCTATATAACTGTAACCGTTTTCCTTCACGACGGTGAGAGTGGTTACACCAGCACGAATATTCATGACGTGACTGATTACATATACAGGATGATGAACATCGCTCATTGACTCAAGTAGAAGAGCCAAGCCCAACGGGTCTGTTCCCTCAAGAACCTCATCAATCATTAGGAAGTGAAGTCCTCCCCATTGGTTCGTTCCGTTAATCATTTCCTGAAATGCTTGTATCAAAGCCATTTCAATTCTTGCTCTCTCGCCTCCGCTAAACGACCAGAATGATTTATATTCGCCCTCACCATTGATGACTGATACAGTTATCTCCTCCTTGATTTTCCCTTTCGCATTACGCTTGAACCCGTCTATTGACAGGCGAAGTTCTGAACGCTGCTTCTGTAAGGACATATTCGCGAAGTTCTGAATTATCCGTAACTGCTCACAAGCAAGGCTCATCTTGAACTCCTTGAAACGCAATCCCCATTGTACCATGTCTGATACCTGTTTCTCGCAATCCCCGTATTCCTTGTTTGCCTTTTCAAGTTTCTTTTTCGTCAGGGCAACAAGACCTTCCAGTTCGGCTTCCTTGGTTTCCATTTCAGCCTGTTCAGCCTTTTCAAGTTGTTCAACCAACTGTTCGCTCTCACTGTTACAACGTGATTGAATCCCTTCTTGATGCTTGATATCTTCTTGGTAGGAAGATATCATTTGGTTGCTTCGGGTTATCTCCCCACGGATTTTTGTTATCTCCGCTTGAACCTCACGAATGGCTCTGACTGTACCCTGTTCCTGAACACGTATCTTCATGAACTTGTCGTCGTACTTCTTCACCCGTTCCTCGAACGAGTTGAGTTCTTCCAACGCTGTTTTCGCAAGGTTTTCCTGGGTCTCGGCTTCCTTCTTCTGTTTTTCAATCTTCTTCCGAGTAGTAGGAACATCAACCGTTTCATCTGATGTCACGAACTCCGTTCCACACTTCGGGCACTTTACAGTCCCTTTCAGGATAGCCGTGAGGCGGTTGGCTTCGGCAGTGTACTGTGAAGACAGTTCCTGTGCTGCTTTACGCTTCTTCCTCGCTGCCTCTACCTTTGTATCGGTCGAAGAACGTTCTTTCGTTAGAGAGTCATATTGAGCCTTATAGTCAATCGCTTCTAATCCCTCTAACTTCTTAGAGGCTTCAGCGACTTTCTTCTGATTGTCCTTGATACTCTGTTCAGCCAACTTGATAGCCGTCCGGGAATTCTCAATCTTCTTTTCCGCTCCGTCGTACTCCTGTATAACAGCGTCAATTCGTTCGTTTATACGCTCTATAAGTGATTGTCGTTCCTCCTCAAGGTTACGTTCTCGCTCCTCAGCCAACTGTGTCTCATAGACGCCCAATTCACCCTCTATCTTCTGAACCTTTCCCAAGGCAACAGCCTTCTTCTCTTCCAACGGCTTAATCTTCTCTTTGATTACGCTGTCAGAGTCGTCTAACTGTTCAGCCTTAATGAAGCGGTTTATCAACGACAGTTTATCGGAGTTGGATGACGAAACGAATGACTTGAAATTCTCCTTGTTAAGGATGTAGAAACTCTTCAGGTCTTCCGAGGATATACCTATCCAGTTCAAGATGTAAGCGTTCCCGTCATTGACGGTTGCTACCTGTACCGAACCCTCTTCCTCATTAATCATGAGTTCCAATGACGCTGAACCTTTCTGTCTCAGGGTTCTATGTATATTCAGCGTTTCTTTCCGTATCGGGCAGTAGATGTCAAGCCAGATGTCCGCCTCTTCTTCACCCCACAGGATTAAGTCCCTGTCAAGTGTTTGTTTCTTGAGCGAGTTGGCAAGGATTGCATACGCAATCCCTGCTTCCATCGTACTCTTCCCTGCTCCGTTTGTTTCCTTTGACTCTATCTCCGTCAGGTTCTTTCCCTTGATTAAGACAGGCTCATTCACGAACTTATGCTTCAGTTCCTTGAATGACAGGAAATTCTTCAAACGCAAATAGGTGAGTTCCATACTAAATTGTTTTCATGATTTGTTCTTCGATTTCTTCCGCAAGGTCAATGTCGCTTGAAATTATCTCACGAGCCTTTTCTTGACCCTGTGCCAGCGTCTTTCCTTTGTACTTGAAAAACGAGCCAGCCTTTTCAATGATTCCCCGTTCAACTCCTACGAGTAACAGTTCCGAAGCCTTATCAATCCCCTCACCGAAGCGAATGTCGAACTCGGCTTTCCTGAACGGAGGCGCAACCTTATTCTTCTCAACTTTCACCTTGATGTGGTTAGCGGTTTCTTCACCACGGTCTCCAACTGTACCCGACTTCGCAATGTCCAACACCTGTGAAGAGTAGAAGCCAAGAGCCTTTCCTCCCGGAGTCGTCTTCGGTGAACCGTACACCACGCCAATCTTGTCACGATACTGATTGATGAAGATGACCAACTGTTGGTTCAGTTTAATGTCGCCAATCAATCCGGGAAGCCACGTAGCCATAAGCCGAGCCAGCACACCCATCTTAGCATCGCCCACATCGGCTTCCAAATAACATTTAGGGAACATTGCCGCCACCGAGTCCATCACGATTGCTCCGATTGCTTTCGACTTAACAGCCTCTCTCATGATTTCGAAACATTCTTCCGCAACTCCTGGTTGGCACAGAATAAACATCTCCGGAGATATGTTCACCCCCAGTGCTTCTACATAATCCATGTCAATTGCGTTCTCACGGTCTATGTAGAGAACCGCTTTGCCTGTCTGTTCCTGTATGTTCTTACAGGCTGTCAGAGCCAACGTAGTCTTTCCCGAAGACTCGTAGCCACGCAATTCAATGATACGACCCATCGCATAACCGCCACCAAGTGCCAAGTCGAGCGACAGGCTTCCTGACGATACGAACTCTACTCCTTGAGTATTGTTTCCCGCCACAACTTCTTTGCCGAACTTCTTTTGTAGGGAGTTCACCAAATCTTCTACTCCTGCCATTGCATTACTTCTTTTAATAGTTTATATCCTTCATCATATTCGTAGCCTTTTTCATCGCAAAATGCTTTGAACTTTTCGGCTATATCTGTTCCGGACAGTTCCTGAACCACTTCGGCTTCCTCAGCCTCCGTGACTTCGACATCCGTGTACTTTGCTTTCACCGAGATACCATGTTCGGTGAAGACCTTTTTATTGACAGCCTTAACAGCCTGTTGGTCTCCCACAAGCGTTATCCGAACGTTGACGCCATCTGTGTTCGTTTTAGCGAGTTTTAATATCTCTTCCTTTGAGGTCTTAAGGACATCAACTTTTATTTCCTTATACGGAACGAATTGAGCCTTTACGAACTCGAAGGACGTATCGCTGTACAATACCGTAAATCCCTTCTCCTCATCTTCCCCGAAGTTATTCTGACGGGTACTCGGTAGGTGAAACACGTTGGCTCCTGGTTGTTGAGCGTCATGATAGTGCCCCAGCATAACTTTTCCGTACTTCGAGAACAGTTTCAACGGAATCTTGTTATTCACGACCTTCCCATCATTATTGATAGAACCCTGTACGGCTGTATGGCTGAACAGGATTGATGTCTTACTTTTCGGAGTAGGTAGTTCAGCGAACTTCTCTAACCATACGTCCTGTGCGTAGAATGGCAAGAAGTGACATTCAACCCCTTTCAGGTCTATACAGGTAGGAGTCTCATACAGGTTGAACCCTGGATGATACTTATACGCTGTCAAGAAACTTTCGTCTGACTCATAGTCGGTCTTATCATGATTTCCGGGAATACAGAGCAACGTGATACCATGTTCGTGGTACAGTTCTATCATCTCTGTTAGACAAGTGAGAAGTTCTTGTCGTTGGCTTAATCGTGAGTCGAAGATATCCCCAAGCCATATTACAGTATCAACACCCTGTTCCTGAGCCAGCGCAATTTCCTGTTCGGCTATATCCAACAGTTCAAGCGCATTCGCCTCTTGGAGATGTTTATCTGTACTTATTATTGCGATAGGTTCTTTCCTCATTGTCGAAATTATTTAAAATGAAAGTCCAAGTGTATAACGCTTGGACTCTCACTCTGATTACTCATTGTTTACTTCTTTTTGTTTCGCATAGCACGGATACGGTCTATCGCACTTTGACCAGATGAACTACCAGCGTCCGCAGGAGCCTTTACTCCAGGAGTAGGAGCGGGAGTTTCATCTTCAGGTTCGGGGTCGGGTTCATCGCCACCGTCATTGTCGCCAGCGTACTCTTCACCGTTGTCCTCACCACCGTCATCAGAACCATCCCATCCGGGAACGTGTTCAATGTCGTATCCGAGGTCTTCGTGTTTCAGAGCCAACTGATAAGCCTCTTCCAATTCTTCACCCTCGAGGTCAAGTTCCTCATATCCTTCACCGTACTGACGGATGAACTCTTCGTTCACAACTTTCAGTTTCTCTTCGGGTGTGGGTTCGGCTTTCTTCTTTGTAACAGCCTTTTTCGCTGGAGCCTTTGCCGCAGGGGTTGCTTTCTTAGCAGCCGGAGCCGCAGGTGCTGCAGGCTTCTTTTCTTCTTCACTCGGACCGAAAGGTAGGTCATCAGCACCAGACGGTTTATCGCCTGTCTTCTCTTCAATCATGTTCTGAAGTTCCTCTACCATGTCAAGGAAGTCATCCTGAGCAAAGATTTTGTAAGAGTTGGCGTCGTCGAAGCGTTTCAGACCGTCAAGCGCATAGTCGAAGTCACGTTTGCCGTAACAGTCGACATACAACTTCTGAAGACTGGGGAGTCCCTCAAGTTCCTCAAGAACCTTGTCAGAAACAGCGTTCTTTTCAAAGTAGTCTTCCCATGTCTGTCCTACTTTCAGCGGTAACGACTTGAGCGTTTCAACGGTCTTGTTATTCTCGTCCTTACCACGACTCCACTGAATAGGGAAGCCAGTTGACGGGTCGCTGAACATATCTATCGCAGCCGTGTCGTTCTGAGCACACAGGTCGGCAGACTCTTTGTTCAGTGCTTCCATCTGTTTCGGTTTCAGGCTGTCACGGTAAATCTTTCCTTCGATGAAAGCATAATACACGTATTCCAATTGAGGACGAATTCCCGGAACCCATGTACCGTTCTTTCCACCCATACGATAACCCGTAATCGGGTTCAGGAAGCGAGCACGTTCTTCTTTGTCCTGGAACTGTTCAGCCTGTTCGTAGACACGCTTGATATACTCTTCGATGATGTCGTACGGATAACCACCGTGAAGCGTCGCCAAGAAGATTTTCTTGTTTGAAATTTTCTTCCCGATTACTTTTCCTTCCTTGTCCTTTTCGTCGACTTCACACTTGAGCATCGCTGTCAGCATAGGCACGTAGGGAGAGTCTCCTGGTTCATGTGCCGGAAGAACACGTTTCACGGTGATACCGTCTCTTTGTTTCCAGAACTGAGCATACTCGCCTTTACCACCAAAATACGTGTCATACTGCTTCGTTTGCTGTACCGTCTCACTAACAGTTGAGAGCGGTGCTGCCTTCCATTTACTTCTGTCTAATGGCATAATACTAAATTTTTAAAATGTTGATAATTATCTGTTTTCCTTCACTATTCGTGTAACGTCTTCGAGGAACTTCTGTTCATAACTCTTAATAGATTCCATCAGTTCGATGATGTCCTCAGCCTCTTGTCCAGCACACTTGTTGGCGATTAACTGTAATGCTCTCGGGAGCGTACAACCATAAGCCATATCGTCCATTTTACCATTAGAATGGCGAGGACTGTCCGACTTCTTTAATTGGTAAACGTCATAACTTGATGCGTGACTTTCAACTGGTTTCAGGTAGAATCCGTCTGTGACTTTAATGTAACCTTTGAATTCTTCTACTGCGCTGGATTGAACTGTTTTCTTTGCCATAATTCTAATTATTTGAATGTTTAACTTAAATTTGATGTTACAAAGGTAATGGAATCATTCGAATTATCAAAGAAGTTCCCCGAAAATTCTTCGAAAAATTTATTTGAACCCTGCTTTCTTGATGAAGAAACTGTTCACTTTGCCCTCTACCAATTCCCCGAGGAACTCCGTTGGAGTGACAGGTTTGAGGAGGTTGTTCAACTTCTTAGACTTGTCCTGAACTGCCCACTGAAGTGCGTCAAGAACACTGAAATTCTTCTGAGCGTCAATATACGCAATACAGAGATTCTGATAGTCTTCGTCAAGTAGGAGAGCCTCGTCAAGAGCCTTTTCAGACAACTTGATTTCCTCAACTTCCCCGTCTTCCATAGCCAGCGTAAACTTTCCGCCATTGCGGTTCGCCTCACGACGCCATTCCTTCTTTGTCTGGGCTTCGTAAACCTCTTTCTCAAGTTTACATTCCGCAACTTTCTTTTCGGCTTCAGCACGGAGCAACCCTACTTTGTTCAGGAGCGCACTGACTGTAACCGCCTCACCATATAAATTACTGTACTCAATAGAAGTGAGTTTATCGATGTCAACCGTGTCCTCAAATCCATTTGTTTGTAATGTCACTGGGACATCATTGAAATGCACAAGAATGTTCATAATTTTCAATTATTTAGTTTCCAAATATATCCAAAATAAGGAGTTCCACTCAATATATGTTTCTTAAGAAGTTCCCTATTCACTCTCATTGCTTTCTTAATCTCAGAAATACTTATCCATGTCTTAACAGGCTTTCCGTCAATACTTATTTGAATAATTTCCTTGCAGCCTTTCGCCCGACTCATTCGCTCCCGACTCTTTTCAGACATCTTCAGTCCCAAGGTATTCTTATGACCTTTCATTGACTCTGAAATTTTCTTACGATGTTCTTCAGAATGTTTCTTCCCGAACATAGGATTTCGGCTTCCCAAATGAGATACCCGAATCTTTTCTCGGGTCTCTTTTGAAATTACACTACCTAATTTCCCTTCCCCACCATCGGTTGAATTATAGCCTTTCTCACGTGTGTTGAAACGGCTGATATATTCAATCTCAAGCGAGTCGAGTTGGGCTTTCAGTTCCTTCTTCGTAGGAGCCGATACCGCTAACAGTTCTTCGACCGTGAACTTATCGGCTCCATGTTTCCGAATGGCTCTGTGAAACTTGCAATCAGAATTCTTTTTCGCATTTCGTATATGTCGTGACCATCTTGTCTGTACGGAAAGAATTGTCTGACCAATGTATTGTTTCCCATTGACCAAACACGTCACGCAATATATGAAGCCTCTTTCCATTTATCTTCTGATTAAAGTTCGTAAAATTATAACGTCAAAGTAACGATATTCGACTCGAAACAGGCTCTCAGCGTGTTCACCTCTTTACGGTTGTCGTAGGAAAGGATACCATTGATGAGTATCAGGTTCGCTCTTCCGCACGATAACAGGGGCTCCAACTGTTCGTATTCCTGCTGGAATATCACAATTTCGATGAACTCATAGTTCGCCTCTAATATCAGGCGACACATCGTATCCCCCTTGCGTGTCTTCTTAATCTCCATTTCAGCGATGAACCCAGCCAACACGACGTACCCGTTATTCGGCTTCACTTCCGTGTCATGACACTCCTCAAGAGTAGCATATTCGTAGGCATCAGGGAACTCCCCAGCGAACCTGTCATAGATTCTTTGGTAGTCGAAGAACGCCAATCCTGACACTTTCTTTTGTAGGAGTGCCCACCACCAAGCGTCATTGGCGTGGAAGTCGGCTCCAACTAATACAGGGTCGTCTTCCTTAACATTTCCCTTCGTTGTTCCGAGGAAGTGTACCAACAGGTCTATTCGTTCCTGGGGTTTCTTTACCCCCTCAAGACTGTCGAACGCTCCTGCCAATATCAGGTTTCTGATGATACGGCTGTTCACTGCTGAACCCTTCCATTTATGTCGGGTGATGAAGTCGTCTAACGACCAATATTGACCGTTCTCTGTACGTTCCTTTATAATCTGGGATGCAGCCTTTTCTGCGACCTGTTTGACTCCTGTAATTGACCAATACAAGGCTTTCTCTTTAAAGTTGATAACAACATCGGTATCCGATATATTGATATCCACAGGACGTACCGTACAGACTCCCGTCTTATTGATTTCCGCAATGTAGCGTGAATAGTCAGACTCCATAGCATACTTAAACGCCACCGACCAATACTCAATAGGATAGTGAACTTTTATCCACTGGGAGATATAGCCTGTAATCGCATAGGCAGCAGCGTGGCTTCGGTTAAACAGGTACGTCGAAGCCTTATCAATAGCATCCCACACCTTTTCGGAATATTCCTGGGTGACGTTATAGTTGTCCCGATAGTAAGGAATAAACCGTTCTTTGTACTGCTGAAGAGCCTCGTATTTCTTCTTCACCATCGCTTTACGAACGTCATCGGCTTCGACCAATGACAACCCACCCAACTCACGGCAGAGTTGCATGATTTGTTCCTGATAGGCGAATACTCCATACGTGTTATTCAGTATCTTATCCGTTCCGGTGAAATACTCAACCTCTTTCTGACCCTCTTTACGGGAGACGTACTCGTTGTGGAAGTTGTTCTCCATCGCTCCCGGACGATACAATGAAATAGCAGCGATAAGGTCTTCAATATTGTCTGGTTTCATCTGACGGCAGTAACCTGTCAATCCGGAACTACCAAAGTGGAAATTATCCTCGTTCCAGCCGTTCTTGAAATACCTGTACACCTCTGGGTCATCCAACGGCACACTGAAGATGTCTAAATCTACATTCTCATGTTCCTTTATCAGTCGAACCATGTCCTGGAACTTGTCGAACTGTTTCACACCCAGCACGTCCTCTTTTAGGAAGCCAGCAGCGTCCATTTCACCACCTTCCCACTCGGTTACATACTCCTCGCCATTCTTACGAATAGGAACCCAATGAAACATATCGTGTTCCTCTGGGAATACCATCATCGCACAGGCATGAATTGACTGAGCCTTTGGTGCGGGCATTATCAGCATCACTTCATTGATGAGGTCGGAGTGTTCAACGACAAAGTTCTTCACCCGTGAATGAGCACAGGCTATCTTGAACAGGTCTTCAGGCTTCCTGTCCTTAACGTCAAACACTTTCATCATCTCGTTCGTTTCCTGGAAGTCCAACCCGTACACACGAGCCATATCCTTGATGGCTGCTCGCAACTGTAATGCGCTGTAAGTTCCCACGGAGCATACCTGTTTCCAGCCGTATCGTTCTTCCATGTACTTTTTCACACGGGGACGGTCTTCGCCAGGATAGTCACAGTCAATATCAGGGAGTGATACCTTAACACGTCCTGCGTTCAGGAAACGCTCAAAAAGTAGGTCGTATCTCATTGGGTCTAACTTGGTAATCCCCAACAGGTAGGAAACAAGACAACCGCCAGCCGAACCACGACTGATACCTGTCATTATACCGTTACGATGGCACCAATTGATAATGTCCCAAGTAATTAGGAAGTAGTCAATCGCCTCCCCTAACTTTATAACACCCACCTCTCGGTCTATTCGCTCCATAATGACATCTTCACCCCAATCCTCAATGAGGTCTGGGTGACGCTCAAGACCGTCGGCTATAAGAGACCAAAAGAGGTCTTCATTTGTTTCGAACTGTTTCGCTTCTTCCTTCGTCATCTTATAGTGAGGCAAGTGTCTCTTCTTTACGTCAATGACAAAGGTTATCGCCTCAGCAATGTTTTCAAGAAATTCCAACCCTTCCATGAAACGGCTGTACACGTCCATGAACCCTTCTTCGGTATCCGGAAACATTTGAGCCAACTCAACAAACAGTTGGTCGTTCGCTTTGAAGTATTGATTGTCGCTCTCGTAGGCAGTTGTTCCACCGATGCTATGTAAGCGAGGTCTGATACAACTGTACTCCTCATCAAGATACCAAGCGTCAACCGACGGAACGGGCAACAGGTTCTTATCCTTGAAGAACTTCTTCAGGTTCGTCAGATACCATTCATCACGATTATCATCTACATATTCGCATGGGTCTAATTGATACACGACAGCGTCTATGTGCAAGTCTTTCAACTTGTCGTAATCCGTTGTCTTTGGGTCAAGGAACATAATCAAATCATCATTGTTAGTGGTGATTTTATTGAAATCCTCAAGACCGATGTACTTCGGATTATCACAGTTGATGAACTTATTTATAGTGAGGAGGTCTCGCCAACCCTTATCGTTCCTTGCGTACACTTTGACAGTGAAGCGGAAATCCCGAGGCTGGTCATACACCACACACTCCATACCAATCACGCTCTTGATGTCGTTCTTTTGGCATTCTGCCTGAAACTTCAACGCTCCGGCAAGTGTGTTCTTTTCACAGATACCCAGCGTCTTCACTCCGAGGAACTTTGCCTTCTTGCACCAGTCGGCATACGTTCCCGTCCCGGACATCATTTCATATTGACCATGAACTCCTAAGAACACAGGGGTTTCAATCTCCTGTTTCGCCTGACCGATATATTTCAACCGTGTGAGTTTTACGTCATTTTCTTTACCTTTGGCGAGCATATAATACACTCCTCCGAAACTGAATGCGTAGAAGTCACACGATGTTTCGACGGATTCCTCTCCTGAGCCTTTACGCTTCGGGTCGGCAGGAATACCTACAAAGTTGAACCCGTCATCAAACAGCGCACCGTCATACGCTGGTTGATATAATTCAAAGGTCTTCCCTCCTATCTCGACCACGTAGTCAGAAATAGGAGGGAAGTCCATTAAATTCTTCTCAAGATATTCTTTGAATTTATCCATTGATTTTCTGCTTAACAAGTTCCGTTATATCGTCACCATCCTTACAACCCAACGACAGGAAGTATTGGGCAAACTTCTCGCTGACATGGTCAGTCAATTCGTAGGCATCCGAATGATAATCACAGAAATAAATCTTCACTTCCTTACCTATCAAGTCGGCAACTCTAAAGATAGCAGCAGCCTCACAGTCGAAACGCAATGAACCGAATACAATATCACACATATAAGCATCCTCATCTGACATTTTCTTCCAACTGTCAAAGACAGATTTTTCTGTCCAGCGTGCCCATACATCTTCACCAGCCAATGACTTGAGATATTCGCCTGTACGCAGTAACAATTCACGACCCTCAGTCCGCACCGAGTCAAGAATGTTAGGAGAATCACCCTGAGGCTTGAACGGTAACAAGATGTCGCTGCTCAACTGTTTCCACTTCGCATACGCTTCACCCGTACAGTCAATCTTCTTTGATTCCCCTGTAAAGATGTTCATCAACGTCTGGCGAATTCCTTCACTGAAATCCCCCATAATCATGGGTCGTTCTTCACACGCAGCACCAACCATAAGTGCTTCTGCTTGGTACGATTTACCGGAGCCAATAACCCCTACCAAGCCATATATCTTTCCTTTAAGGCTCATATTGATTCATGAATTTTTGAACACTTTTGAAGAGTTTCCAGCCGTCCGTGTACTTCTCCAACAGTTGTTCGCAGTTTGTGATACAAGTCAATAACTTCTTGGACGTGTTTCCCAGAGCCTGTTCGTTCTTACAGAATATCCATAAGTCCAAATAATCACAGGTCTTGAAAAGACGGTACTGGAGGTCAGTCATTGTCTTCTTAATTTCTTCATCGGAATACGGCAACAGGTTCACGTCACCATGACAGATTTCGTATTCAATGATATCCCATGCCGCAGCCGTGTTCTCATTGAATTTCTTTACGCACGCATTGAGGTCGCCTGTAACACTTTCCACGTAGTCGTGGAGTAACACCTTGTCAAACACGTTGATGTCGTAGGCAACGTCCTCTTCTGAGGCAAACCAACGGAATAACATTCCTACCACCAACCCATGCTCCAGGAGGTTGTACCCCCTATGATGGGGGGTATTAGGCAACCTCTGAATGTCTTTCATCCCTAACAGGATGTCAATCTTCTTGAAATTCATAACTAAATCGTCTTTATTTTAGTGAATAACTTCTTATCCGATGAACAGTTCGTTCAGTAACGGGTTCCGGAACTCTACCAACTGTTTTGTCCAATAACGGAAGATAACCTTTGCCCAGTCAGAGAACATCTCATCTTCAAACTTTTCAATATCCGCACGCAATAACTCGAAGTCCTGTTCTGTACGGTTTTCACTGTTACGACAGTTTTCTTCGAACTGGCTCAACTGAGCGATAAGCGCATCGAACTCCTCTAAAGTTTTAAACGTCGTCTTATAGGAAAAGTTTACTCCGGACGGATACGAATTTGGGTCTCTTTTAGCGATTTCTTCAGCCAACGGAATGAAGTCCTTATAGACATGAAGATTGTCTGCCTTGTGGTAATATTTCCCGACAGGCACGCCCACTATCGCTGCGACGTACTCCTGCATCAATGTAAAGTTGAACACGTTCACCGCACTGAACCCCCAGATAAGGTCATTCGAACGGATATCCACGTAACAGTTCATCTTTCCATTCACTATCATGAAGTGGATTGAACGGGTACACGGTGTATCCTTTGTGAGGAGCAATGGAGCCTTTTCCCCGTCCTCTTCATTCTGATTGAAGTTGTCAGAGATAGGGTCGTGAATTGTGATAACCGCTTCACGGGTATCGATGTCCTGCTTGAACTTTTCAATGACGAACCGTAATTGGTCAGTCACGTTCTGGTACAGTCCGGGAGCCTTCAATTTTGAATAACGACCGTTTTCGTCTGCTTTACCGTTCTTATACTGTCGCGGAAGTAACTTTCCGGACAATGTTACCATCGAGTCAAAATTGTCCCCGTAACGACGTATTCTGGGTCCATATCCCGCTCTCATGAACTTTCCGTCGTCTGAGAAGTTTACAAGGTTCTTCACATAGGAAGCAGGCATCTCAAGACTGTTATCTCCACGAGCCAGCCACAGGGACTCAATCCACCCCAATGTTTTGTTCCATTTACGCTCCGGAACACGAACATAGCGGTCGGTCGGATTAGTTATCTCAATAAGGACGGCTCCAGGGAACTCACGACATTCGAACCCTCTTCGGGTAACGTCAATCCCTTTATCCATCAACTCCTTACAAAGTAGCACCAGCGCACTACTCAAATTTTCTGCTTGAAAATACATAAGTCTTTCTTGATTTAATCGATTAATAATTCTCCTGGCTTGGGCAACTTAGCATTCCACTTCGGGGGGAAGACGAACTCAATCTTCTTCGGACTCTTTTCGTAGGTGTGCTTGATACGTTCATTTCTACCTTTGTTGAAAGACGCTCCTAATCCCTTTGCAAACTTCGATGTTTCACAGAAACAGTTCTGAAGATTTGTAAGAGTAGGAACAGGCTCCCACGGTAACGGGTTCCACTTCATACCTGTCTTTTCGCAGAAGTCACCCATCAGCCTTTCAAAGTTGTCGTGAACCCACTTGATAGTGCCCACATAGTCATAACGCTTTCCGGACGCTCCGTCAAATGTCCAGCCGATACCTTTCAACGACCCTGGACCAGTGATGACAAAATCGTTTTCCGAAAAGTTGAACAGGGGTGAATAATTCAGGTCAATGCAATATTGCTGAGCCGTGAAGTCCCCGTATATTTTCATATTCCTGAAAACCCAATACAAGTCCTCAAAGGTCTTCGCCTCTAAGAAGTCATACAGGTGTCCGTTCTGAAAGATTTCGTCCTCAAAGATACGGAAGTGAGCACGATGTTTGCTCATGCCTGTTATGTGCTTATATTGGGGATACTGATAAAAGAAGCAATTCACGATGTATGCATTACCGTATATCGTGTCGCCACTGTCAACTACCTTATCCAAGAACTTCGCTATGTTTTCCAAGCCTGTTTCGTAGGTGATATCCCCGAACTCCTTTTCCAACAAATCCCACGTCTCGTTCTTATTGAAATGCTTGAAAAGCAATATGCGAAAGAACATATCCTCTGGCTCGTATTCTTTACCATTGTAAATCACACGGCTCAACAGGTATTGACTCACACGGTCAAGACAACGATACACGTTGGTGAACTTAAAGTTCCTCAATATGTCGTCATCCGTCCATGGAGCCTGTTCCCCATTGTACTTTCGCCAAAAGATATTCATTCTCTCGCACATCCAATATAGATAGTGAAGGAAGTTATCGTTAGGAGTCGGACTGAAATTATTTTCCTTTCTTGCCATTCTCAAATGTTTCAAACGAGTTCTTTTCAATGTAGTCCGACGCTTTACAGAAAGCCACGAACTCTTCACATAGTTCTGACAGCCCAAAGAAGTTAAAAATATGAACACCCAAGTCCCAGACCGGAGCGTCATACGGTTGGTCGTGAAGAACTACACAACCGCCAGCCTCATTCACCTCTTCTCCCTCTCTTTGAGCCTTTTCGAAGTCGTGCATAAAGGTTCTGTGCTTTCGCCACATGCAATCTCCCTTAGGAGGCTCGCCAGACCTGTATGCTATCCGAGCACAATACTCATCCCATTGGTCGTCACGGTAATCATACCTGACATGGAGAATGTTCGTAAACTCACTCTCTCCGCATAAATCCAAGGGACGCAATCGCCATGATACAGTTGTTCCTGCACCATCAATCAAAACTCCATGCCCTGCCTTAGACGTTTCCTTCAAGAAGTAGGATAGACCCTCAGCCTTGCACAGTCGCGACGTCATACTGTCGTAACCTTGCCAGCGTCGGATACCGCCATTCTCATAGAATTTCCCAACGAAAACCATATTGAAGTCCTCGGAGTAAACCCCGACTTCCTTTTCCTTTCCGTCAAGTGTCTTAAACTTGTATGGGCGGAGTTTCATACCTAATGATTCGAGGAACTCGAGGAAGAGGTAAACCCTTGTAGATTTACCGCTCCCCGAGATGCCTTTAACCAATACTATGGATTCCCCGTCAACCATTTACTTCTTCTTTGGAGTTTTCTTTGCGGGTGCAGGTTTGGCGTCCTCAGCCAGTTCCAACGCTGTTACACGTTTCTTGATAGGCTTGTCGTCACCGAACTTGACCATACACTTTTCTTTTCCGTCTCCGGACTTGTACAGGCGAGTGATTTCACCAACAGCGTCCTCGCCTTTCAGGATAACTTTCGAACCTACTTTCAGTCCCGGAATTTCTTCCGATTCTTCGAGGTTCTGACGTTTTGTTTCACGAGGAGTCTTGTCGGCTTTCGCTGACTTCTTTTCCTTCATAGACTTGTCTGATTTAGACGGAGTCTTGCGGTTCTTCTGACGTTCCTCGTACTCTGCCTCAGCCTTTGCCAAGCGTTCTTCCTCTTCCGGAGTCAGTTGTTCTTCTGACTGATAGGTAGAGTTGCGTTTGTTCTGACGTTTCATTGCTGCTTCAGGTGAACCATCCTCAGGGTCTGGGTCGTCATCAGCGGTTTCTTCTTTCTTCGGAGCAGCCTTTTTCGCAGGAACCTTTTTGTCTTCCTTTTTAGGAGCGGACTTCTTGGCGGGAGCAGCCTTTGCAGGTTGTTCTTCGGCTTCGCCACCTAACTTGTCAAGGAACTCTTGAGCCACCTTAACTTCCAATTCACTTGAGTTTTCATTCTCAATGATTTCGTTCAACTGTTCAGCAGTGAACTTTCTGTACTTCATACGAAGTGCCAACGCATTGTTTGCCATAATCGTTTTTACTTTATTAGTTAAAATTTTATTTTCAGTGATGTTTTATCACTTATCTCGGTACAAATATAATGTAAATATCTCGAATAAGTTTTGACTTTCTCGCGAAAAATCGAAATTATTTTTTGCCGGAATGACCAAAACCTCCCGCACCTCGTTCTGTATCAGTCATTTCACTGACATCAGAAACTTCGATAATTTCCTCGACTTTCGCATACGGAGCGAAGACAATCTGAGCAACTCTGTCGCCATTTTCGATTGTCTGTGGTTCTGTTGACAGGTTAATCAATGGAACACCTACTTCCCCACGATAGTCAGCGTCAATGGTTCCCGGAGCATTGATTACGGTCAGACCCTGTTTAACAGCGCAACCGCTTCGAGGTCTCACCTGACCCTCGTACCCCTGTTCGATTTCCATGTACAAACCAGTAGGAATGATTTTACGCTCCATCGGAGCCAACGTGATTGAACCCTCGGGAAGATAGGCACGCAAGTCCATACCCGAACTGTCTGGAGTTTTGTACTCCGGCAGAGCATTTGTGCTCTTGTTTACGATTTTTAAATTCATAACTTTTAGTGATTAAAATGAAATGTTACAACCAATCAAAATTGTTTATAATTGTGATGTCATTATATTTAACGAGAAAATCACCTTTCGAGCCTCGAATTTTGACTTCCTCCTTAGCAGGATTGTTGCTTACGACCTCCATTATCGTCCCTTTGTACAGGACTTTGGTATCCCTGTAAAGAATGTACCAACGGTCATAATTTCCCTGAACTCTCCTCTGTTCTTCGTCTTTATACTGAAACGCTGGAAGACCTTTCTTTCCCCAGAAATTCTTTTCGACGAACTCCGCCACATTATATCCAGGAGTGAATATACTGTCGACGTTGAATTTCACACTCAACTCAATAATCTTCAACCGCTTCTTCTTAGCAATATCCGCTGCGACTGACGCATACGTTCCATTACGGTATATAGAGGAACGTAATTTGTGAGTCAGATACTCCAATTGAAGCCGTGTCAAAAACTGTCTGTGGCGCAGTCCTTTGTCCTCACAGGTTTCTTCTCTTACTTTGTCCATAATTACTCAAATTTTTATTTCCATAAATATCCTCGATAAGGCAACCCATCCTGGAGTCTTTTCCTTAAAGTATGCCCATTCAATTTCAGTTCTCGTTTGATATCAATTATAGTATTCCATTCTTTAATAAAAATTCCATCCTTCGAATATTGAAATACTTTTCTACAATTATTTTGATATCCAGGTTTTCCCAAATTCGCTTCTGATATTTTTCTTTTGGTTTCTTCTGAATGATGTTTTCCATATAATGGATGATTCTTTCCAGAAAGTTTATGATTTCCGAAATTTGAATTCAACTCCCCAACTCGTAATTTAGCAGCATCGCTCATTCTTTTCAAAGTCTCATCCGAAAATTTTCTACCTTTCAAGGCTTTGCTGATTTTAGCAAGTGATTCTTCAGAAAGATTCACTAAACCTTCCCCACCATCGGTTGAATTGTACCCGTCAATCTTAGTGTTGAACCGCTTTATAAGCCTCATTTCAACGTAGTCAAGTTTCTTCTTCAGAATCTCTTTCGTAGGAGCGGAAACAGCCAGAACCTCTTCGACTGTAAAGTTCTCCTCGCCATACTTTCGAATGGCTCGGTGAAACTTATGGTCGGAGCCTCTTTGAGTAGAAAGAACATGCCGTCTCCAACGACTTCTTATAGAGATAATCGTTTGTCCGAAGTACAGTTTACCCGTCTCAAGACACGTCACGCAATATATGAAGCCTTTTTGAATCATAACTTTCCCAAATAAAAATTTAACGGGTCTTCAACATTTTTCAAAACATCTTCAAGTTCTTCAATCGAAATATTTCCAGGGTCCACTCCTGGGGTTCTAATTGCTGCAACCCAAACTGAATCAAACAAGTCTCTCATTCTTAAGGCTGCTTCTTTACTTTCTTTTATTGTTCCATAGTCGTACAAAAGAATTATATTCTTCACTTTCTTTTTCAAAAGCATATCAATTTGTCCACGACCAATAGAATTCCCAAAAGTAAAGCAGCATTTCAGCCAATCCTTTTCTGTTAAGTTCAAAAGATTTGAAATGCCTACATAATCAAAAATTCCTTCAACCAAAATAACCGTTTCAGTCCTTCCCTCTATCAACTCATCGCAACCCCCTAACAGGTCTTGAAAGTTGTTCTCGGAGTTTCTGTAACGTAGCACCAAATCAGCCTCATGACGCTTGTATGCCTCAAGATTTTCTTTGTGCCATTCCTTTGAATACCTACTGCGTGCCCACCACGCCACACACACTCCATTGACTTTCATCTTAAAGATAATGAAGTTCTTCAACTTCGCTTCCAACGGTGTATTGGTATAGGAAGGCTCGAACTCCGCATAGTGTTCAGGTCGGAACCCACGATTATTCAGGTACTCATCATCCACAAGCGGTTTCAGCCGTAACGGAAGAGTAACAGGCTTTAATTCCTCTTCCTGTACCTGTTCCGCATCACCCTCCATCCACTTCGATGTCTCCCCCTGAATATCACCTATCTTTGGACAGTTCTCAAGTTCATTCGGCTTAACTGTATAGGAGCGTTTCGCGAGGTCTGTTCTACCGAGTTTCTTGAGGAACTCATAGACGGATACCTTACGAGGACACTTCCAACAGTGGAACGTCGCCACGCCATTCATGTTGAAGATGATACCCCACTTCCCTGCTTTTCCGCAGAAAGGACAGTCCATATCCTTATTCGTGAGCCACCCCTGTGAACCAAATGGCGTGAGATTAAAATCAGCGATTATCTGTTCCTTATCGTACCGCATAACGAAATTATTTCTTGCGAGGTACAGGCTTCCTCGTTGTCTTCGGAGTTTCCTGTACACCCTTGTTTGCTAAATATTCCTTGAGCGACTGTTTAGTCTGTCGCTTATTCAACGTCTCTTGTGGCTCCTGCGCAGCCGTTTCACCCTCGCCAACTACCTTTGTTCCGTACACTCCTGGTGCTATCTCTACTCGTTCCTTCTTCTCCCCAACGGCTGCTTCTCCGTTTCCTTTACGACTACGACGGCTTTCAAGTCTGTCAAGAGCCGACATATCCAACACCTGCTCAACCAGTGTTGAACGTGATATATCGTAGAAAAAGCCGTTCTCGTAATTAGTAGGGATTCGAATGATGATACCATTGTTTCGGTAGTTTCGCAACTTATCACAATAGATACGAGCCATGTTCTGTTTACCCTCTTCGATTGTGATGTTACCTGTGAACACGAACGAGAATGGCTTGATAAGTGTACGGTCGCCCTCTGTATTTTGACGAGTGATTACCCGTGTCGGGTCGTTCCACACTTCAATAGGAACGTCTCCCGTCTGGGTTGCTGTGATTACGGCACAGTCGTATTTCTTCGCGATATCCTTCAATCGCTGGGCACACTTCTGTAACCTGTATTTGATGAAGTTCGGGTCAAAGTCAATCTTCTTATTTTCCCCTGTCAATAACAGGTCAATAGAGTCGACTGTAACCAAGTCGGGATAATACCCATACTCTTTTTTATAGTCCTCTATCGCAGCCACCAAGTCGGCTATCGTCATGTCCATCATCTCTTCAGAAGCGTACACGTCAATATCACTATTCACCGTCTGTGCTCTCTTGATGAGTGCTGAAATACGTTGTCGGGTCTCGTCGCTGACATCACCCCTCATGATTTTCGCATAGGTAGTGTTCGCCAGCATCTGGTCAAACTTAACAACCGCCTCATCACGACCACCCTCTAACTGAAAGTGAAGACAGTGATTGTGAGCGATTGATGTATTGTACCAGGAGAAGTATTTAAGAGCCGTGGATTTACCAACACCGGAACGCATAATGAGTAGAACGGTATCCTGGCGAGGAATTCCCCCATCAGTAATTTCGTCAATCGTTGATATTCCTGTCGGTATCTTTGCCCGACGTGTTTCATCCTCGGCTTTCATTTGTGCCGTTCCTATGTTACGATAGAAATCCCTGTACACCCGTACAAATTTTCCTCGGAACTTGTCCAGGGAGAAAGCGTTTATTTCCGCCATTCTTTTCTCAAGAAGAAGCATCGCTTCCTCTGGCTTCCCTTCATTATACATATCCGACACTTCGTGCTGAGTAGCGACAAATGTCTGGCGTCTAATAAAGGTTTCCAATTGCCGTGTCATGGGTTCTACCTCTGGAAGTTTAATCCCCTTGACCTCAGCAATCTTCTTTGAAACTTCCTCGTTATTAGGGAAGGTCATCTCCACCATACCGAATGTCGCCAGATTACCTGTTTTCTTCATCGTATCTGCCAACACTTTCAGCATCGCTTTACAGCCTCCCAATTCTCGGGGAAAGTTACTTAAATCGAGATTATCTACGACCAACTCCGCAAACTGTTTGTTTGCGAAAGCCAATCTTAACATCTCTTCTACGAAATTCGGACTCAATATTGCGTCAACCTTTTTTGCCATATATTTTCAATTTATACTGCGTCAATCTTTATCATTACAGTGCTCTCTCGTAACTTGTTAATCGCCATGAAAGAGGAAGACACTGTATCATCGTGCCCACTGATACTCTCAAGAGTTCCCTTATCGCTGCGGAACGCAACCGAGTTGAACTCTCCAAACATCTGGTCAATCTTAGCAGCCGTGTCAGGATGATACGGACACTTGATTACACCTCTCTCAAATAACGCTGCAAGTGATGCCCACCCTGTTCTCAGGTCTTTCTTATTCCCGGAGGTCGTCGTGAATGGTGTGATATTCTTGATACCCATCTGAACGCACATATCCGCCAATATACTTTGAAAGCCGTTATTTTCTACGACTATCTCGTTTGGCTTGAACACCCTGTTCAGGAGGTCAATCTTCTGTATCTGTTCATTATGCGACAACCCCTTTTCCCGGAATATATAGAGGAGATAATAATTCCCCTGAACATCCTTTCCCCAGACTGTATAACAGGTGAAGTCGGCTCCCACATTTCCTGAGACAGCAAAGTCACAACCCATGACCACCCTCTGTAACTTGATAGGGAACGACTCTATGTTATCAACGAGCCTGACGTTTTCCATCCCGATTGTACTCCTCTTTAATATCTCCCAAGGGAAGATTGTACTGTCGTCGGAAATAGGTACGACCAAATACTCACGAGAGAATACGAGCGTCCCCAGAGACGCTTTTTCCTCCATAAGTTTTGCCCACGTAAAACGGTCAGGAGCCAACAGGCGACCGTCCGGGAATATGGCTGGGTACTCAAAGACACGGAACTTCGGGTCTTTCTTTAATTCGGCATACAAGTCCTCTTGCTGATACGGTGTACCATCAACGATGTTATATCCATACGGCTCAACGATAGGCGTGATAGCACCTTTAAACAGGTCTCTCAACTTCTCACGCTGTTCCAATGAATAGATACTACTCTCATCTGGTAAGTCATCGCTGACCGCTGCCCCCACGTGAAGACCACGAATAAACCCGTCCTTTCCACGGAGGTGAAGTTTCGTTCCGTTCTCACATTCAATACTTGTCGCTGCCAGTGAAGCCTTTCCAGTAGGGTTCAGTTTTGCTGCCAAAGCCTCATTCACACGGATTTCCTCAACCACCTTGTCAATGTGCTGTTTACCCAGTTTTTCCGTGTTCGTAATAATACAGGTTTCCTGGCGATTTTTATTGTCAGGAATATCAGGTCGCATAAACGTCGGACGTCGGTAACTGTATAATCTCCACAGCGGGAACGCCATACAGAACTCGTAGGAATTGTGAACGACTGTACCATCCTCTAACTGAAACAGATGGTCACCATCGCACATAAACCCGTAATAAGACTCTTCCCCAATAGGTTCAACCGTTATATTCCCACGCTCGAATACAGGCTTATCGTAAGAAAACACCCTGTATCCTTGGAACCGTCTTTGCTTCTTAACGGGATATTTCAGAAATTGTCCCATTTCTATTTCGACATACTTCTTCCGCTTCGTGTCAAAGAGGCACATCGTGTGCGCTCGGTTCACGGCATACGGCATACCATTCTCCTGCTCAACCCTGAACATCTGGGCACGACCGATATGTCGTGTCAGAACCTTTCGGGGAGTGAAGTCTAATCCCATCACTTCCATTCCAGGATAGATGTCCTCTATATTCTTCACGGAAAAGTCAGCCATCAGCACCCGTGTACCTCTCGCAAAGCATTTACCGTGAGAACGAGCAGCAAGATATGCGCTGTTCGGATAAAGTTGCACCATGTTTCCCCATTCAAGATTTCTCCAACCCTGACGGAAATTAGGAAGCATAGTTGTCTTGAAATAGTTGTACGACTGAACTTTCAGCGTCTCATCCATTGACTCTTCCAATTGGTCAATGTAGTTGAGCCGTTCAGTTTCAAGCGTGGTATTTAGGGAAAGAACATTATTCGTCTGAATGAAGATTTCCGATAACAGTGCATCGACGTCACCACCATAGCCACCAACCAATTGATTGATAGCCACAGGTGGTAACGACTCAAGCACGTTGAACGCAGTAGAGAACACCGTGTCCAACTGTTTGTACGACAACTTTAAATCTTCATTAAAATGTATCATACCAATTGGAACCTTTCTCTAAATCTTGACTCTTTTCTTGTAGATGAAACTGCTGCCACAGGTGAAGAACCCCCTGTGCCTCTCATGTGCTCAATGTACTTCAACATGAGTTGAGCGTTTGCTCGGGTATCTACCAGCGCACGGTGGGCATCTACCAACTCAACACCCTCCAGTCGGCAGCACGTACCGAGTTTATAATTTTCTTGCTCTACTGCCCGATACCACCCCAATTTCATTGTATCTTCAACAAATTTAACATATTCCCATAAATTATCTTGCTGAAACTCAAAGAGTCCTTCGAAAAACGGAATATCGAATAATTGAAAATTGTGTCCACACAAAATTGTGCCCACACGGGGATTTTTATACTTCGTCAAAAATGATTTCACGGACTGATAAACATTTTTGACACTTTCCCCATTTTCAGTAAGATGCTTCAATGATAAACCATGAACTCTTTCGGCTTCTGGGCTGTATTCTAACCCATCTTTATAAGGTGAAATTATTTCGCTATATTCATCAACTATTTTCAAGTTGACTAAATCAATAGCAACCAGCGCAACCTCACACAATGGAACATCGAAAAAAGCCTTCTTTTCTGGCTTCCCTTTAGAAGCCTTACAAGGCAACCCTCCTGTTTCGGTATCCGCAACTACCATAAAATTTGCAGTCGTTTTCATATCAAAATCTATTTTAATTTGTAACTAAATTCAAATCCATCAACACTTATAATCTTCCCC